GCTGAATTAGATAATGCAGCATTTACTGCAAGGTATGGTCAGGAGTCTTTAAAAAAAGGTGGTAATTATAAAGCAGGATTACAAAATTTAAAAAGATACACAGATTTTTTAGTTGATTATACTTTAGCATCAGATCTAGTAAGTGCAGAAGCAAAAAGAAATATATTAAGTGTTTACAGAAATGGATACGTTCCATTTATGACTTCTAAAGAAGTACCAGAATTAATTAGACAAACACAAAAATTAATTAAAAAACCAACACAAGTTAAAAGTGGAGTTGTTACCCCATCTATTCCTGTTAAAAAATTATTAAAAGGAACTAAAACTGTTGACTTAGATTTTTATAATAGTTTAGTTAATTATACACATAGAGTTGTACAAGGTGCAGATTTTAACAGAGCTAATTTAGCATTAGTTGATATGTTAGATGACATGCAAAAAAGTGGTAAGTTTGGTACAGTTATTGGAGATACAGGTGTCTTAAAAAAACTACCACCAAAAGTTGTAAGTAGTAAAGCAATAACTGATAGCGTAGAAAAAAGTTTAAATAAGTTAGGTCTAAGAATAACTAAAATGCCAGGTACTGGTGTTAAAAAAACAGAGATACCTAATGCTATTGACGTTGCTAATTTTGCACCATTAACAAGACAACCTGGAGTAGATGGAAGTGTTCTTACAGTTTACAGAAAAGGTAAACCAGAATTTTATGAAGTTAGAAATCCTTATTTAGCTGAAATGTATAAAACATATGGTGATGTTAGAGTTACAGATACACTAACAAGATACGCAGAAAATCCTTTACTAAATATAGCTGCTAAAACATTAAATATACCTGCAAGAATTTTAGGTCGTGCAATTACTTTAGATCCACTTTTTCAAACTGCAAACATACAAAGAGATACATTATCTGGATTTATAAACTCTGCATTTAGTGGTGTTATAGATCCTAAAGATGTTGCTGGAGTAGCAATAGGTAAGAAAAGAAAATCCCAAATAAAAAAATTATTAGATAAAAGGGGAACATTACCAGTAGTAGATACAGCAATAGGTGTAGGTATGCAGCTTCCAGTATTAAAAAAATTACTAGAAGCACAAGATGCATATAGATTAGCTATAGTAAATGGTATGGGTATGTCTACAAGAGCAGAAACAGGATTGTTAATACCACCTAATTTAGCAGCAAAAATAGGAAGTCTAGATGCTAATAATCAAAAAAGTTATGTGGATGATTTAAAAACTGTATTAGGAAGTGTTGGTAGAAGTGGTTTTGACAGGTATGCTTCTTTTATAAGTAAGTTTGAATATGCTACTCGTCTTGGTGAATTTGCAATGGCTAAAAAAGCAGGATGGAGTGATGTAGCAGCATCTTACGCAGGTAGAGAAGTTGCAACAGATTTTGGTATGCATGGTGCAAGTAGAGCATTAAATTGGTTATCATCAAATACAATTTTTTTAAATGCAGGACTACAAGGTTTTAACAGAGGGTTTAGAAGAATACTTATAGAAAGTAGTAAAAAACCAGGTGAAAAAGGTATAACAAATGATGCTAGATCAAAAGCAGCAGCTTTAGTAATGGCAACAGTTGTGGCTCCTAAAATATATTTATATTTTAAAAACAGAGAATACAGAGAATACGAAGAAGAAAAAGATATATTTAAACAGCTAAATCAAATGGTTCCTGTAGAATATGAAGAAGGTGATGAAATACCACAAGGTAAAAAAGTTGGAGATTTAAAAAGATTTGTAAAATTTCCTATGCCATATGATTACGGTATATTTGGTAATATTGCAGAAGCAACTTTTGAATGGTTTGATAAAAATTCTACAGCAGAAGCATTTAAATATTTAACAGAATCTTTTGCTTTAGTAATGCCATTTAATACTTATACTTTAGTTCCCATACCAACTACTGTTGAATTTGCAGTTGAAGCACTTTTAAATAAAGATATATTTACAGGTGCAAAAATTAAAGAAGAGTATATGAATTCTAAAAGTAGTGATCTTCACATTACACCTAGAACTAGAGATGTTTCTATATTAATATCTAATCATTTAGCATTTTTACAATCATTTGGTAAAGACCCAGATAAAGTTCAAGCTAGAGAATTTAATTTTCCTATACCAGGTGTTGGCCCATTTCAAATACCTACAGATCCAATAACTATTGATTTTGTATTTAATAATTTTCTAGTAGGTATATACAGATATCCGTTAGAGGCTTTTGAAAGTGTAGCTAAAGATGTAGATAAATATGGACCTAAGGAAACTTATAAAAAAGATGAAATAGATATTCTTAGAGCACCTTGGAATATTTTAATTAAAAGAAATATACAAGAATTACCTGCTGATAGCACAACACACACGGAAATATTTTATCAATTAATAGCTAGAGCTAATAAAGTATTATCAAAAACACCTGATAAAGCTGATATAACAGATGGTTATAAAGTATTTGATCAATTTGTTGATGGTATATTTAGCCAAAAAGTGCAACAAGGAGAAAGAGAAATACAATTATTTCAAGCATTAAGTCCACAGTTGAGTCTTGCTAAAAAATTTATAGATAAATCTAGGGATAAAATGGAACTTATTAGAATGGATAAATTTAAATCATCTGATGAAAAGAGAACAGAATTAGATGAAGTTCAACAACAAATTAACGATTATGTTTATGATTTAATAACTTACGTTGCAAACAGTAATTTAAAAGAGGTACTAGAGGATGTTAAAGGTAGGTCTATATTTGCTCCTAATCCTAATATTAAAAACTAATATGAATATAAATTCACAAATGACTAAGTTAATAGATCCTAATAAAAAACAACGTATAACTAATGTTACTGACGTTGAAATTTATAATTATTTAACTAAAGAAAAAAAATTAGATAGAAATAAAAGTTTAGGTATACTTGCAAATATACAAGCAGAAAGTAATTTTAAATTAGATGCTGATGAAGCTGGTGACGGTAGTAAAGGTATAGGTTTATTTCAACATACTTTTCCAACTAGAAAATCTGGATTACTAAAAAATGTTCCAGATTATAAAAATAATTGGAAAGGTCAAGTTGATTACTTTTTATCAGAACCAGAAGCAAAAGGATATTTAAAACAAAATTTTAACAGTGGTAATGAAGCTGCTGAGTATTTAATGAATAAAAATTTAAGACCTGCAAAAGAACTTAGATTAGATAGAACTCAAAAGCATAATGCCTATATAAAAAAATTTTTAGAAAAATTTTAGACATGACTAAGAAACCTAAAACAACTAGCGAACATCTTATATCCCTATACGGATATATAACAGGTCTAAAAAGAGAGGTTTCACAAATAAAAAATAATCATTTAAAACACATACATGATGATGTAGATAAAATACATGGTAAAGTAGACAAATTAATATACATCATACTAGGTGGTTTAGGTGCAACAATCCTTACATTAGTAGGATTACTTTACTAGGAGAAAATATGATACAAGAAGCAATAGATAAAATAAAAGAATTATGGTCTAAGCATAAGCTATGCGTCATTTGTGCAGTTGTAGCTTTTGTATTAGGCGGTATAATAATATAATATTAGGAGAATATAATGCCTTTTGAAATGATAACGATGCTTTCGTCTACTATACTTGGCGGAGTAATGAGTATATGGTCGCAAAGCATAAAAGCAAAACAAGCAGAACAAAAGATGCTTTTACAAAGAGCAGATGTTCAAATGAAAGGATTCAAAGAAGCTAGAGAATATGGCAATGTACATTTTCAGTGGACTAGAAGAATTATAGCATTAGCTGCTGTGTTTTCAATTATTGTATTTCCAAAACTATTACCTTTAATAGCCCCAGAAGCAAATGTAGTTGTGGGATATTTAGAATTTAAACCTGGATTTTTATTCTTTGAAGGTAAAGAAGTATTAAAATGGGAAGTATTATCAGCTAGAGGATTAGTATTAACACCTCTAGACACTAACTTAGTATCTGCTATAGTAGGACTATACTTTGGTGGATCGTTAGTAAAGAAATAATATGATTACAATAACAATATTAACAATATTAATAGGATTACTATAAACTTTATGAGGTATAATTATGAATTATTACTTCACGGGTGTGCTAATAATACTACTTGTATTAATGGCAGTATTTCTAGAGCCAGGATATAGATGAAAGTTGTACTAAGTCTTTTACTATGTTCTTACATTGCTGAAACTTGCTTACCACCTTATATCTACCCTGTAGAGTTTGAAGATGATTACACTTGTTTAATGACAGGATACGAACAATCTAAATTAAAATTAGAACAAATAGGTGAAAAAAATGTCAATGAACATAGAATGTATATAGCATTTAATTGTGTACAAATACTAGATGAAGGGGAAGAACTTTAATGAAAAAAAGAATAGAGGTTAGTTCTGAGTCTGGAATTAGCATGCCTATTAAGAATTTAATTTCTATAGTAGGTGCTGTAGCTGTAGGTGTGTGGGCATATTTTGGAGTAGTAGAAAGGTTAAATCGTTTAGAGTCTGATAATAGATTAATGCACAAAGATCTAGAAAAAGCTGTAGAATTTTCTATTAAATGGCCTAGGGGTGAACTCGGTTCATTGCCCGCAGATTCTGAGCAATTTTTATTAATCGAGGATTCTATAAAAGATATAGAGAAAATACAAGAGCAAATGGAATCTATGATGCATAATAAAGTAAATATAGAAAGACTACAAAAAGATGTAGATAAAATTTTAAATGATTTAGAAAAATTAAAAGATAAAGTTAGGGAGAATGGCAATCATGGTTGAGGTAGTGGTAGCATTAATATTAACATTAAACGGAAATATTATAGAGCATGTTTACAAAGATAAGATGAGTTCATGTCTTAAATCCAAAAGAGTTGCAATGAGAGAGGTAAACCCTGACAGAGTAGTATTTTCTTGTAAAAAAGTAAAGGCAAAAACAGAAA